AATCTGCGCCCCACGCGTTAGCCATCTGCCACCGGGCATTGATTCCAAGCCTACCGTCCGCGCCCAAATTCGCATCACGCGTTGGGCGTGAAAGCATGGTGTGAATGCCTGCGCGCTTTAACAGGGCATCGAGCGCAAGCGCGACTTCAAAAGTAATATCTGATTCACGTAGATTTTCACGTTGGTTGACCGCGCCGGGGTCACGATCACCGTGACCCGCGTCTAGGAAAATTTTCATCACGCCACCCCCGTTCGTATAACCTCATCAATTTGCAGGCTGTCGAAAATCATAGCAATCGCGTCATATGCCATATCTTCCGGGATAAGGGAGCCATCCGCAATTCCCATCAGGTCTTGCGGCATGCGGTTGATAGACCACGCCATAGCGTTGTCATTCCACGAAACTTTGTAGCCCAACTCAATTGCGGGCAGCATTTTGGAAATTGCGCGGGCCGGTGCGATTTCTGGCGGCAAAAAACTAAGGTCAACATCATCGCTTAGTCGAATGCGGAATTTTAGAAGGTCAGACGCACGGCTATAAAAACCTTCCAAAATTCCGTCAAGCGATTCAAGGCCAAACATTTCACCAAGCGCATTCAAATGAAACGTCGCTTTCATGAAGAAATCGTCCAACTGGCTCACTGGTTGATTGAATGCAAGGGTATACGTGGTGTTCACCCCGGGGAATTGATGTTCCGGCCAGGAGAGCATAAAGCGCAAATTGCCCCCAGTGTCAAGGCCTGGATTGTTACACGATTCAACAAACAATTTGAATCCCAGTGCCGGGCGTTCCACCCATTCGCCGGATGAAGCGGACTTGCCGGGAGCAAGCTCCAGCCGGAACACGGCTACGGTTGGTTCAAGCGGCTTAAAGGTAAGCGATTGGGTGTCAGCGTTCCAAACTGCTATGCCCATTGGCGTGCCTGATTGAAAGTAGCCCCCGTCAATCCAGTCTTGCGGGTCATACTGGAATGCAAGCGACCAACCGTCACGGCCAAAATAAAAAACTTCAAGTGTTTCCATGACCAATGCGGTGTCACGCCGTGGAGAAGCTGGCAAGTCGATTTGTGTCGGTACAATATACGCATAGCTTGCAAACAAATTTGGCAAGTTCGGAAAGCTCGGGTTATGATTCGTCACCGTAAAGCGGGTCACGCTTTTTGCCGGTTCATCCCCAGCCGCTTCAACGGGAGTGGTTTCGACATTGGAAATCTGCAAATTGCCTGACCATCCCATGGCCATTTGGTCTAAGACGTATTTGCTCACGTCCATCGGGTAAGAAATCACCTGCTTGCGGCCATATGCTAGTAAGGTTTCCGTTTGTGTTTCTGCAACGAAAGATGGAAAGTTGACATGCTTCCACCACGATTCAGCGGGCTTGTCGATTACGCTTGCTTCACTGTCACTTGAATAAGCATAGTCAGCTGGGGTGAGGGCGCGGCGGGTGAGGGCAAATGCAACTTTATTCGCAAGGTTATTTTCAGCTTGCCAAAGCGCGTCTGTTTGCACTTTGTTTGCGTGGGTATTATTCACCATCTGTTGCAAAATCGGGTTTACAACATCCGTTGCATTGACCGGGTCGCCGTTTGCAATGCTTGGTATGTTTGGGTCGTAAACCGGGTTATTCGGAATGGTGAAGTTTGGGCCTGAAGCTGCCATATTGAAATCCTCCTGTTAGTTATTAAAGTTAATAGAACCGTCAAACGCGTATGCGCCATTGAACACGGGCGGCACAAGTGTACTGGTTGCAATATCTACCCATTCATCGCCGTCAAATCCCTGTAGTTTTCCGTTGTAATACCGCAACCCATGAACACCCTCGGGGCTGAAAATAGTCTTAGCGGCATGTTGAAACAGCTCTGCTTTGGTTGCAAATAATTTGCGCAACTTTTTTAGCGGGTATAGAATGTTGTTTCTATCGAACGCCATAATTATCCACCTTTCTAAGCCGCCAAGCCAACGACAAACCAGTTTGCGGTAATTACTTCACTGCTTGAATTATTACGTATTGCGAAGCCCGTTGCATTTCGGTTTCGGGTAGTCAGAGTTGCGCCGCCTGCTGTACCGTTGCCGGTAGTTCCACCCGGCGGCCCCATCTGACCGTTCGTGTTACGCAAGTTGATTTCTTGCACAAAAGTCGTGTAGTAATCTCGTTGCAATGCATGTGGAAAACTAACAACACGTCCACCGCCGTTTCTACCAATGAACCACGCAAACCCCCAATACATAATCATAGGGCCAAAGCGAAAGCCCCAGCCGTAGACAGAACCGCCATCGCTTGTGAATTGTGCTATGTTCGGGGATGCTTGCCCTGAACCGCCCATGTTCGGCGGTAACACGCCACCCGGCACAAGTTGCGGAAATGTCACGTTGTGCGGATTGTTTGCGTTAGTGAAATGATTGCCGTGGGCATTGCTTGCGCTGTTGTGCGCTCCAATGGCAGGCCCATGGGCGGCGGGGTCGGCGTTGTGCGCGTCAAAATCCGCTTGGAGTTTTGCGGTTAGTTCTATCAAAGCTTCCTGCATTTGTTCATGGTCAACGGTGTTCAAAACAGGATTCACCACGATTTCAATTGCGCTTGCGTCCGTAACAATAATGTTCACCAAAATGCGCTTTTTGAAGTCAACGCCGGAATGGCTTGCAACTTTTTGCGTGGCAGGAATAGACGCCACAGCGATTAAATCACCGTCTTCGTCAAACAAGCCAACCGCGCGGCACCAAAAATTACCCACGTTTGCCCCAAGCACAATCAGCGTGCGGATTACGTTGCCTTCTATTTCGACTTCACCCGCCGCAATGTCACCGCGCCAAACTTCATTGACAAGTGAGGTTTGTGCCGGGGATGGGTCGTAAGGTTGCCCGTTGCCATCATCAATGGCGGCTTGTTTGAGAATCACTTTTTGTCCAAGTGCTATTTGTTGCGCGATTTTTTCTTGTCCGATATTGGTAATAATCGCCCTAAAAATTTGATTGTCGCTTGCGTTATCTTTGATGAATGCAACTGCGCCGCTTTGGTTGTCCATACCGATATGCCCTGGTTGAATCCAGCCGTCTGTAGCGTTATTGACGGTTTCCATCGTAGCAGACTGCCGAAAACGCACAACCACGCTGTACATATCACCGCCACCCAACCAGCTCCATAGCTCACCCATGGGCGCGCCACTGTCGCTAAACACAGGTTGCCATGCAATATTCACCGGGAAAGTCGTAATCGGCCCATCCGCAACTTCAATTGCCAACTGCGGAAACTTGATATGGTTACCGCCGGGGAGGTTAATATAAGCGTCCGCAATGATGTATGGTTGCACGTTGCCGTGCTTCAGCAAATCAAATTGCAGTTCGTCCAACCGGGAAATCACGCCCAAGTTACGCACAGGCGGCACGACCTCAAAGCCCGCGCTTTCGCGCAATTTCGAAAACGCAAACAGCGCATCGCCAGTCATGTCAACGGTGCCACTTTGAATATCTCCAATTTCGCTGCTCATCGCCGGGCCACCGTCTTCCCACACTTGTAATACAAGCACATACGGTGTTTCTGCGGTTACAAAATCGAAGATGGGCACTGCGCTACCGTCTGCCACGTCATTGACGAATAGGCCAGCGGTGGGGATGCTAATTTCAAAATCCTGCACACCCTGCGGCACTTCATAATTCGGATTGTTGTAAATCACCGCGTATTGTTCCGTTGGCAAAATCAACGTCAAGCGAATATGTGCTGTTTGGTTTGGTGTGCCAGTTTGCGGGAACGCGGATGAAAAATTCATCTGCAAGGGGTCAGGCAGTTGCGTTAAACCGCCTAAGTTTGTGAAAAATTGTTCTGCAATCGCTGACATGAGAAATCCTCCTATAAAATTGTGATATTTTCTTGAATTTCAACGTAACTACCTAAGGTTGCCGCCCCGGTTACAACAGGCGTGTTTGCGCCAATTTCAACATTTGATTCAATTTCCGTCCACGCGCCTATATTCGTTTCGCCGTAAATCGCGTGTTGTCCGGTAATACCCAGCACGATATTGGCCGGGCGAACCCAGCCAAGCAGGTCAAGCACATCAATGAACACGCGCCGCCATTCGCCACCCCAAGCGTTGTAATTGAGGAAAATATGCAAGGTATATCGGTCAAGCGACAAATCGTAATTATTCGCGCCTATGTTGTCATTTAGCCAACGGCGCAACCAACGCATGGTAAATGGCAATTTCATGCGGATAATCAACAAAATGCGCTCTTTGCGGTCATCTAGCGTATCTTCCGGGCTGGGGCGAATACGCAAAATATTCTCCCAGCGGCGCACGCCGAAATCACTCATTTGTCCAATGAATTGCTCATTCATCACGCGCTGCACGGCTTCCCACAGGTCAAATATCTCAGGCTGTTCAGCCGTCATAATTTGCTTTAGTTCTTCCGTATCGCGCATGACAGTGGGGAGGTAGCGCAACAACTCCCGGTCGAACACGGGAAATTCACGCCCGGCGGGTTTTGGTAATGTGTCAAGCAGATTCATGTATGATTACCTCCCGCAGCACTGGGATTTCGTCCGGCCCAAGCTGAATATTCCCCCGGTCAGGGCCATCGCAATAGATGCAGTCGCAGCAATCCGCATTAACCCCCGTACTGGGGTAAGCCGTTACTACAAGATTTTGCACGTCAATGATTTCGGGAATTTCCATGAGCGTGTTCATCACTTGCGCCCAGCGAACGGTAAGCGATGTTGTAGCGAATATATCAGAGTTGGTCATACCCCAGTCACGCGCAAGAGAGATAAAATAGGCGTTGATGCGCGTAGTCACTTCCGTTTGCAACCACTCCATGTTTTCTGTTGAGGCACCCCCGCGCACGGTTGGTACAAATTCAATCGTGAATTCGCGCGTATCAGCCGGAAATACGTTGACGATATGTCCAATGGGCGCAATCCCCAAACCCTCACCGTGACCGAATTCACCATCTTCATTTTCGGGCGGGTCAATCGCTTGCTGTACATCTTTTACAAGGTGTTCCGTGGGGATTAAATAGCGCGGGTCATCAATACCCTCAAACACATTCAACAATACAAGCCGCACTGTACCACCCACGGTGAGCCACAAATTAGAGGCGCACTGGTGGATATAATCTAACCACGGGCGCATTTCGGATGGGACTTGCTCAATTAACGCAGGGTCGAAATTTGGAATCAGCTTTTCGGGTGCCATTTCATGGTTCCACACAGGGTAAACTTTAACCGCGCCCACACCTTGCAATGCGGTAACGCGGTTGATATAATCTGCTCGATTGCCACCAAAATCACGGTTGCGGAAGCTGTCAAAATAGCGTTGTCGAAAGCGTTCCGTATCTTCTTCGTCTTGCCCGGGGATAAGCATACCCGCTAGCTGCGCGTTGGTTAGTCCGGGCAAAAATACGATAGGTACTAACCTGCCGGACATCATTTGGTGACCAATTGCACCAACAGTTTCACAGCGCACTTCATAAGCGGTATGTTCCGGGGTGTCGTAATCAGGTTGCCGGGCAATCACTTCATAATCTAAGTCGGTATTTTCCAAGCTGAACCTGTGCCCGACCGGCACTGACACGCCGTCTAAATAAGCCAACAAATGTGCATAAGTGGCAGGCATGGGAACCACGCCGTATTCAGCCGCGCGGCGTATCAGGTGTTCGCGGCTTGCCGTGTCCGCGAATGTTTCATTGAGGATGAAATCTAGCGCAGCGTATAAAATAGCCATTTCCCAGCTTGCAGGGGCTGTGGCATCGTAAATAATACTACCTTCGCGCTTGTCGAACTCATTTGATACCCGCGCCAACAGGCGTTGCAGTATCGTTTCAAAAGTATGTTCAGCAAACATTATACAGGCACCTCCAAGTTCATTTCAATTTCGCCGAATATCGTATGCACCCTGAATTCAACTTGCACGGTTTCTTTTCGTGACAAATCAAACTCAAAGCGGGTAACATCAAGGTTACGGTCATCATGTAACAAAGCTTCCGTTACGCGCCGCTTGATTTCAGAAACACAGTAGGGTATTGGTTGCCCAAATAGCTCCAACAGCTCTATACCATAGCCGTGACTATATATCACGTGCTCAAATCGTTCCGTCATTAGGATTTTATAGTTGGCCTGTTTCATAGCAATTTGACCATCCGTGTAACCACGTATGCGGTCAACTTTAATATTCCAATGATAGGTGCAGGTGGGCAATTGCGCTTGTTGCACAATCTCAACCGCGCCGGGAATTGTCGCGTTTTGTGGTAGCATAAATTAGCTCCCTTCATCACCGATTGGCGAGTCTACGCGGTCAAGTACAATGTAACTTTGACCGCCCTGTACTTGCAGTAAAACCACCTGTTCGCCCTGTTTTAAGCCCAATTTCACCTTGAACACGCCGCCTTTGTAGTTGTGGTCATGGTCAGTGTCTTGGCTTTGGTCTTCGGTTCTACCATTAGCAAAGCCCGTTCCTGTGCCAACGCCGGTACCTGCGCCCGGTTGCGGGGCGGTGACTGTTACTGTTGTATTAACAGTCGTATCAACGGGCACATCTTTGATTTCGTGGCTGTGGTCTTGATTTTGAATTTCAATCACATGGTGCCCGGCACCGCCGTCATCGTAAGCAGCAGTGTTATCATAAGCTTCTAAGAACACATGATAATCCCGCACGGCGTTAGTTAATATGAGCACATCTTCGCCCACTTCAAGTTTTTGGTCAATTCGAATGCGCAGGGGGCTTGTTCCGGTAACTTCACCATAAACTATCTTAAATGGCTTTGTCGAATCCACCGCGCTCAAACAGCAAGCGCGTACCAATTCAAGTAATAAATCACCGTTACCCACTGATTAGTCCCCCTCGTAATCTTAACTCCATCAAGTGTTGATTTTGCGTGAACGTGTGCCGCACGCCATCCACCAGCATGTAGTTTTGAATCGTAATGTCACCCAGCTCCAACATGCACACAATAGAATTGCCCGCACGCACACGGGCATCGCCCAGCGCGTTTCTAACGGTCAATGTGCGTTGTTTTCTGTTGTGGAGCGTAAGCAGAGCACTTGCTTTTTTCGGGCCTGTGGCGGCTGTTTCTACGCTGCTCAGGAGCTGTAAAATGCCCCACTTTTGAATATTCGCGGAATTCTTAGCCATGTAAATCCCGCGTGCGCCGCTTTCGGTATCTTCGTGCACCACCTTAACCTGATTGAACACATCGCGGTCAATGCTGGACTTGTAATCAAAGTCGCTTACGGTTGAGCCATCCAGTAGCAAAGGGAGTTTCATGGTTTCGACATCGCGCAACATAAGCCTACCGCAATCGTCATACAACACAAACATGCGGCTTGTGTTTTTTATGGTTTCGTCCAAGGCGTTTTGGATAATATCAAACAGGGTAGAATTGTCTTCCACCCTATGCGGTATCGTCCAGCCTGTAGAGGTTAGCGCACCTGCATTCAATCTGAAATCAGCGGCAATCATGCTAACTACACTATCTGCGGTTTTATTTTCATAAACATATGTTTCTTTGTTTTTGAGATACCGTAATTGGTCATAAACTGTTACTGCCACCGTATCACCGCTAGTGTATCTTTTTGTGAACACAAACCCAAAGAAAAAATCTTGACCGTTCACTTGCATACGAACAGCATCGCCTTCTTCAATTTGCATATGTTCATCCCGGGCGATATTAAACGTGAGCTTGCCGGGTCTACCGCGCCGCTGCCATTCCACGTTAATACCTTCCGTGATTGGTGGATAATACAGCGTTGCGCCGTGTTCCACTAAAATATCAACTTTAACATTCATGGTATGGTAAACACCTGCCCCGGAAAGATAAGATGGGGGTTGCTAATATTGTTCGCCTGCGCAATCGCCATATAGCCTCCTTGTACGTTATACCGTTTCGCGATAGCCCAAAGCGTGTCCCCGGATTGAATGGTCACGCTGCGTGCTTGCGGGGCGTTGGCAGTTTCGCGGGTAACATTCACTACAGCACTACCGCTTTCTTGCGTTTCAATGGTTTTCGTGGCGAAATTCTTGTATTGCTTTAACTTTACCCGTACAACCACATCTTGCCCTTCGCGGTGGTCTTCTAATATTTGATAATCTTCTACTGAAACGCGAAGGTTAGTGTCAAACAACATACCGCGTGGCGTGACGCGTGACACAATAAATTGCGTTACGCCGTTCATCACATCATCTTTCACACGCTGCTTCAGGTTCAACAGAATAGTCAAGTAGTGTTCCGGTGGTTGAAAGCCCTCTGGATATACCGCAAACGGATAGCCGGGGTGTGCAGGAAGCAGAAAATCCACGTTAATATCCGTCAACCCCGGCAATTTCAGAAAGTTAATTTCCCCATCGTTAATGAGATTCAAGGTGTTGTTTTTTCCTCGAATTCTCACATCAAGCTTTTTGGGGGTAACAGGAAAGCGCGTCTTGTCTAAAAACACATCATAACCATTCATTAAAAATGCTCTCCTTCCCCGCTGGAATCCATAGCTTCGGTGAATTCTTCGACAATCTGTCGCACAACGCCATCGGCATCAACGCCGTTGTTCATGGTGTTGGTCATGCCTGACATATCCACGTTGACCGTGGCCGCAGTGAAGCGGTTGACCACTTCTTTTTCGGCCAAGTCAATCATCCAGCGCAAATCTTCAGACGTGGCGGCGGTGTTCTTCGCGGTTTCGGCGGTATGGTCTGCGATTTCGCCCATGTAGCCCATCATACCTTCTAGGTCATCAAATCGGAACCCATCACCCAATGCTTCCATGCGTGAACCAAAGGCGTAACCACGCGCGGCGGCATCGGCGTAATCAATGCGGCCAAGCTGTGGGGCTTCTACAGAAATTAGCTCCCTGTAGTTTTCGCCGCGCCCTAAGTTGCGCAACGTATCTTGGTGCCCAGCAATCCAGCCGTTAATGTCAGTACCAAAAATACTGTCAATCAAGCCTGCAATCGGTCTTGCCCAGCCGATTAACCACGAAGTCATGCTACCAAGCAAATTCAAGAAAGCATCGCCTATGCTGTCAAAGCCACCAGTGAAAGCGTTGTAAACCCAATTGATAACTTCGGCAATAGGGATAACAAATTTTTGCCAAATCATTTGAATCATACCGTTAATCCACCCGGCAATGAAATTCCATATGCCTGCGCCCACCTGAAACACGGCGGCCATAATATTGCCAAGCGCACTGGAACTTTCATCTTCAAGCTGTCTTGTTCGGGCAATCCACCAAATAATGACGGCGATAACAGCCATAATTGCGGCAATAATTGCGGCGGCTATGAGCACTTTAGGATTCATCATAACAACAGCATTATAGATTGCTTGCTTTAATGTTAAAAGTGCCTTTTTTGCCGCTACAGCTAACATGGCGAGTTTTACAGCCGCCAATAAGCCAAGCACACCAAGTAAAACCCACTTAATGATGTGCCAGTTGTCAGCTACCCACTGTGCGCCGTGTGCAAGAAAGTTAATCATATAGGATGCAACCATGATAATCCGGCTAATCACCGTAACTATGCCACCCAAAACGCGTGAAATCAGTGGAATATTTCGGTTCATCGTCTGAACAACCAACATAATTGCTGGATATAGCCGGTTGCCAACTTCCTGCCGAATATCGCTCATGTGGTTGCGGAACTGTTCCATTTGGCCAAGCGGCGTATTCGCCATTTGTTCCGCAAGCCCGGCCCATGACTGACTAACAATATCATCCAGCAACAAAGCGCGTTCCATGTCTGAACCGTAAGAAATGATTTCTTTTTGCTGTTCGGTAAGCTCAAATCCTTTTCGGCGCAGCACATTATAATCACCAACCAATACGCGCCCAAGCTCACTTGCATAATCACGCATTTGCTGCTGATTTACCGCCGCGCCACCTGACATACCGGCGGCATAATTGGCCAAAGTCCCCATCATAGCAGTAACCGCTTCATCGTCGCGGAAATGTCGTGCCAATTCAGCTGCACCCGCTATCATAGTTGTGTTGCCAAACATGGTTGTTTGCTGCTGTCGCATGGCTTCTTCCGCAATACTGTCAAACGCGCTTCTATCCATTCCGCGATTGCTTATAACGCTTATGAGGGTCATTTCCGCTTGATTTTGCATATCAGCAAAACCCAAGCTGTCCGAAAACCAGCGTTGGGCGCGTCTAAGCCCTTTCAGCGCACCGGCAAGCAATCCCAGCTTACCAATCATATTCATAGTACCTTGTGCGCCGCGTTCCATGGAATCTTGCAGGTCATCGCCCAATTGCTGCGCTTCGGGCTGTGCGTTCCTCAATTCACGTTCAAGTTCGCGGATTTCCTGTTGCCCCTGTTCAATGCTTCGCGTGTCTACAGCATCGCCGGACGCTTGCTGGAGGTCTGAAAACTCGCGGTTGACATCTTCCAAGGCGGTAAAAATCGCTTTTAAGGGGCGGCTCATGCCGTCATTTATTCGTAATTGTGAAGATATGGTAGCCACGAGTTATCACCTCTTTTTATTGCGTTTGGCTTTGAGTTTGGCTTCTTCCTCTTTTTCGCGCTTGATTCTAAGCTGAATAGAACCGTGGACAAATATTTTTTCTTCATCCGTCAAGTTATTATACTTTTCAGGTGTCCAATGGAATTTGTGCAAGCAGTAGTGGGCGTAACCAAACCATGGGTTACCCCCGTCTATTAGTTTTTTACTTCTTCTTCAAGCTCCGCATCGTCTTTGTAACCGCACAACTCCATGATTTCATGTGCCAAATCATCAAATTCGGCAGGGTTCAACATTTCATTGAGCAATTCTTCGGGTTCGCGAACGCCGAATTTGTCTTGCAACTGCGCGTTACGCAAGTCAGGGAACACCACAGCGGCAACCGCCAAGCCTGCGTGAAATTTTGCAACATCAAAATCCACTTCCACTTGACCACGCTTGCCCTGAACGGTTTTCTTGACTTGCGCTTGTTTGCGAATAACTTTGTATTCGCGGGTTGACAGCTTGCGCAGTTCCCACGCAACGGGCCTGCCATCTTTCCCCTTGAATTTTGTAGACGCGGCGTAAAAATGCGGCGCATCGTCCTCTATTTCAGCATTCAAAAACGCCGAAAGGTCGCGGGTCATGTCCACGTCAGATTCTTCTTTCACAGGGCGGTTAATATTTGCATTCATTGTAGAATTTCCTTTCAAAGTAAGTGCCGCCCCGAATGTTCGGGGCGGCGTAATTGGTTACATAAACGGGTGTACGCGGAAATGACGCGGTATCAGCGCGCGGTCGAACGTGCCACTAATATCTTCTTCTAAGAATTCAGATGTAGCGTCAACCTGCGCAATTGTGCCGCCGTTAATCATACATCCAAGCAATACAACTGCTTGAATGCCTGCGTTGGGAGCCTGCGGGTCATCGTTGTACACTTCAACATCGAACGTAGGCAATCTGCCTGTATCTTGATACTGAATCAACATGCGCCGAAACATAGGCGCATTGTAGTACATGGTACCTTCAAAGCTGTTGGTAATCCCGCCGGGCTTGTTGCCAACGGTCGTGCGCCCCAAAATGGGCACTTCAGATTTGTTAATTTCCATGTCGGCCTTAAACTGCGTAATGTGCCCCATAGTGAACCGTCTGCCGTCAATGGTAGCGTATACCATGCCCATGCTGCCTTGCAACGCGTCCAGCGCATCCATGGTAGACATGCCGAATAATCTATTCAATGCCATAATTCGCTACCCCTTTCTACATAATTACAACAGACATATACAGCTTCGCCATGGCGTTCACTATATCAAGTCCGTTGACGTTGAGCAACACCGCATCTTTGGCATCGCCCTGTTCGGTTGTGACCGTTTCAGGGTCGAAATCCTGCA